ACTCTTTCAGTTAAAGTAACTGTAGAAGTTGCATCAAAAGCACAAGTAGCATCTTTAACGATAGCATCAGTAGCTAAACGTTGGATAACTGATTTGTACTTTACGTTTGGCATTACTTCAATTCCACCATTCTCAATAGTAGAAGCTGATAATAATGCAGCAGATATGTATTTCTTTGAAAACTCACCTGCATAAGTTGTTGTAATACTTGTTGTAGTAGCCATTTTTTTTTAATTAATTATTAGTTTGCTATTTTATTCATTACTCTGTCGAATGTAGTCATTACTCTGTTTTGTGAGAATAATACTTTTTCAACGTTTGGTTTTGCATCTGGGTTATGTGTTAAAGGTTGAGCAGATAATTCTACTTTTTCTTCAAAAGTTTCAACACTTTTCATAGATGCTAATTCCGTTTTTAAACTTTCGATTTCTGACTTTAAAGCATCAACATCTTCTTTTGAAAAATGCGACTCTCTAACAGTAGACTCGATTACTTTTTTAGCTGTTGCTGGTGTTTGAGTTGCTTCAACTTCAATTTCTACTTCAGGTGTAGCTTCCTCTGCAGGTGCTTCAACTTCCATTTCTTTGATTTCTTTGATTTCGCCCTCAACCTCAACTACTAAAATCATTCCGTTATCAAGAGTGTACTCACCTACAGGCAACGCTACTCTATCTTCACCATTAACAATAAACACCGCTTGCCCTGCTTCAAAGATTTCAGCTTCAATAACAGTACCGTTGTCTAATGTCATTTGCTCAAGTTTGATTTCCATACCAAGCAATTTTTTGATTTCTGTAATTACGTTTGACATATTTATTAATTAAATTTATTTAAAAACAATATTTATTAATTGTTGTTGTATTTTATTACTTCCAATCAGAAGGATTACCAATTTTAGTTCTAATACCTGATATTTGAGATATAGCATTTTTTAAATAATTTGTTTCAGGACCTTGTAAACCTAAATCAGTTATTGCTTTTAAAGTTTCTTTACCATCCATAACAACAGTTATATAAGGTTTTTGAAAATCATCACTTACTCTTTGTAATATTTTATTTGCGTTATCTCTTTCTTGTTTAGCTAAATTAAATTGTTTTTCTAATGTTAAAGCTTGTTCATAAGCTTTTTCAATTTCAGTAATTGATTTTGCTAATTCAATTTTTTGACTTGCTAATTCTGTTTTAGCAAATAATTTTCCAAATACGTTTTTTTCTTGTGGTGTCATTTTTAATTATTTAATTGTTTATCCGTTTACTCTTGTTATTACTCTTACTCCGTTATTTTCTGTAACGGTTACACTATCTACTCCTGATGTTTGCCCAATGCCTTGGTTTTGTAAATCACCATTGCAACATTCTTTACTATAAGTGTTATCATCACATAGACAACCCTTTTTACCATTTACTGGACTCGTTTTACTTTTTGTTTTCGTACTCATTTATTAAAGATTTAATTTGTTCAACAATACTTTCGTTTTTACTTAATTGCTTTTTTTCTTCTAATTTATCTGCAAAATAACCCTCAAGGCTAAAACCTTTTACTTTACCTGTTTTAACATAATCATTCCAAATAGCATCATCTTCAACTTTAACCGAAGCCATCCAAGTACCTACAGGCACACTTAAATTATAAATAGCTGATTTATCTTTTTCAGTATTTTCAACTATCCAACTTTCAACTACGGTTAAACCTTTAATTTCTTTTCCGTGTTCTAAAGTCCAATTATTCTGATTACCATTTTTAAAAAATAATTGACTTGCTTTGTTTACCGTATCTTTTGAAAAGTAAATGTAATATTCATCTTCGCCATTACGTCTATAAATTGGCTTTTCAGGAATTAAAACCGCACCCATTAAAATACGCTTTTCAGTATCTACTTGAGCAAGTTTAATTTCTTCAGATTTTAACGCTACGAAATTAGACTCGATAGCAGGTGTAGCTACTACACTAATAGCATCAACACCACTTAACTCGTCTTTATCGTCTATTATTAATTCTATCAGGTTCATATTATTTTTATTTAAAAACATTAATTACTGTATTTTGTTATTTTTTAACCTAAACTTGCATTGTTAATTATATTTCTATCCATACTTTGTTGAGTAGTAACTTGGTTTGCAACTACAAACGCTTGAACAGGTTGCTGATTTCCTAAAGTTTCTGCTAATTGATTAACACCTGCGTTACCTACAACGTTAAATTGTGGTGCAGCTGCAGCAGCAGACATACCACCACCACCACCACCAGAACCACCGCCAACAGATGGAGAACTAACAGAACCACCACCTAATTCACGTAAAGCTTTTTTAGTTGCTAATAACGAGCTTGCTATACCTAAAGCACCACCTATAGTATTTACTGCAACCCAAGGCATACCACCTGTTAAAGGTGAAGCTGCTACAGATTTAGCATTTGCTGCTTGAGTGTTTAAAATAATTCTTGCAATACCTACAGCGTTTTCAGCAATAATAGCAGCTTTTTGTACTCCTTTATTTTTTTCTCCTAATTGTTTTAAAATACCAATACCACCTGCAACGTTATCTAAAACAGCATTTTGTATAGCTTCTTTTTGGTCTGCTTCTGCTTGTGCAATTCTATTTCTTGCTTCAGCATAAGATTTTTCTAAATTGTTTCTTTGTTCTTCTGTTAGTGTTTTATCTTCTAATAAAAGATTTTCTTTAGTTTTTAATTCTTCTCTTTTTGCTTCAAATGTTAAATTATCAAATTCTTTTGTAAGCTCAAGAGCAACAATTTTTTCTTCTTGTTCTTTTAATGTTTTAGCTGCTTGTTTTTCTTTATCTTCAGCATCAAATTTATCTTGTAATTCTTTTTCTTTTGTACGTTGTGCTTCCTTTAAAGCGGTTGTGTCATTACCATATTTTTCGGCTTCAGCAATTAAATTTTTGTATTGCTCTTGTACTTGTTTTAATTCTTCAGCTCTGCGTTCTGCTTCGGTATCAATTTCACCTTGTCTAATACGTTCTAAAGCGTCTGCTTTATCTTTAGCATCTTGTATTTCTTTATCGTTAGCCTCTTTTCTTTTAGTTGCTGCATCTGTACTAGCTTGTTTGTCAATTCCTTGTAATGAAAGTTGTAAACCCGCTCTATCGTTTTTAAGTTTCTCAATACTTTTTAAACTTTCTTTTCTTGTAGCTTCTGCGGCTGCTCTTTCTGCTTCAGGGTCAAATATTAAACTTGCACCTTTATCTAATAATTTGCTAAAACCTTTTGACAAACCAAAATCTTCACCTACTGCAGCACCTATACTATCAATAGTTTTTAAAACGGTTTGAAACGGAATACTTAAAAAGTCTAAAATACCTTTTAAAATAGTTTTGTTTCTTTCAGCTGCTTGTATTTGTGCCTTTGCAGTTATATCATTTTGCACAATTTGATTTTCAGTTGCTTTAATTACTTGGTCTGTTTGAGCTATTTTAATTTTTAAAATATCCTTTTCGCTTTTACCTTGTAATTTTAAAACATTATCTTGGCTGCCTATTGTGTCTAGTTTACTTTGTTCTGCATCTAAATTAGTTTGAGCTAATTTGTTTAAACTTTCTTGCTCACTACTTACACCATTAACTGCGGTTTTAATATCATCCCAATAAGCAACAACAGCACCTAAAGCAATTAACAAAACACCAATACCTGTAGCAGCTATTCCTGTTTTAATTCCACTTAAAGCAGCTTTTGCAGAAGTACCTAAAGCTTTAAATGAAGTAGCACCCTCACGAATACCACGTACACCCTCTGCTAACGCCATTGCACCCTGTACTTTTAGTATTGCTTGTTCTAATTGTTCAGATTGCCCACCTGTTAAAGCCATTGCACCCTGCACACCTGCAAAAGCAGAAGTAACACCTTGTAAAGCACCACCTAATTTAGCATCAAATGTAGTAGCAGCAGCATCTACAGCTAAATCGGTTTTCATTTGTACCTGTCTATAATTACCAACGCTTGCTAATAATTCTTTGTACTCATTACTTGCACTTTGCCCAGCTAAAGCTAATTCGTAAAGTCTATCTTCAGCTTCACCCATACGAGCAGTAAGTGGTTTTAAATCACCATAAACTTCTTCAAATGTAGCATCAACACCTTTAGCAGATTTATCTACTTGCAATAAAGCATCGTTTAAATTCTTTAAACCACCAACTGCTTGTAAAGAATTAACATCAATTTCTATCGTTTTTGTAATTGCCATTTTATTGCTCTTTTAAGTTCGGTTAGTGTATCTGGTAATTTATATTTTCCTTTTGCTATATCTATAGCTTCGCTTGTTCCAAACTTTTGAAATTCAAGCATTTGTATTACTAATTTAAGCATTTTGTTTTATTACTATTAAATCGTTATTATCACTTTCAATACTATATATTTTTTCTGCACCAGAAGTATTTGCTTTTGTATCTACTTCTACATAATCTGCACCATTTGTAATAGTTATTATTTGCCCTGTTGGGTCATTTAAAATACTCCACGTTAAAGGTTTGTTACTTACTGTATCAAATCTTAAAAGTTGAGCTGTATTACCTATTATTCTTGGCTGTGAATTATTAAAAGTTAAAGTTCTAAAATCCTGTATCAATTCAAACTTACTTTCAAACGTGTCTAAATCCGTTGTAAAACTATTTATAATATACCTTTTGTCACGTATTATAATTCTATCGTTTAAACGCAACGCTAATAGCTCTGAATAAGGTAAACGCATTGCAACCTTAACCATTCTAGATTTCATAGAATATAAGTTATTTAAATAATCAAAATAATAATCTTTAAATAACGTGTTATTAATTGTTTGTAAATTATAGCTACTATATTCAACACCCCAATTTAATGTATGTATATTGCTTTGATATTTTACATC